AGCTGATGCCGAGCGCCCGCGCCGTCTCGCGATGCAGCGCGCCGATGAACTCTGGATAGTCCGTGCCCGGTGCGTCCGGCGTCTGGAATTTCAGCTCCTCGCCGGGCGCCAGGTGCGACACGCCGGCGCCGGCGCCAAGCCGCACTTCGCTTTCGGCGGCGCGGTCGAGCTGCGCCTTGAAATAGTCGACGAAGTCGGTGGCGATGTCCGCGGCGTTCTCCGCCCCGGTTTCCTTGAGCGCCTCCAGGGCCTCGAAGGCATCGGCCGAGGGTCGATCGCTGGTCAGCGTCACGGCATAGATCGTCTGCAGGAACCGCACCTGCGCGGCCGCGTCATCGACGTTCTCCGCCATCAGGTATTTGCGGAACGTCGAGGCCAGAACCGAGATCCCCCGAACATCGTCCGACGAGAACGGGTCGAAGGCGTGCATGACCAGCTGTCGCCCGTCGCGGTCACGCGCCGGATAATCCCGCTTGCCGGTGATTCCTGCCCGCTTCTCCTCGAACCGGTAGTGCGTCGGGCGGCCATAGGCATCATGAACGACGCCCTGGAACAGCCCTTCGAACTCGTTGGTGTCCTGCACCAGCTTTTGTGGCTGCAGCATCAGGAACTTGGTGCCCGTTTTGCATCCGCCAAGGCGCTGCGAACGCGGCAGGTAATCGACGACGCCGAGGCTCTCCCCGAAGGCGAGCCAGTGCCGGATACCGATATCGGTCATCTGCGGCAGGGTGAACTTGGCGCGGAAATCGCACTCGATCGGGTTCCATGCCCATGTCTTGAACCGCGCCTTGACCAGCCGCACCCACTCGATGGCTTCCTGGTCGCTGTAGCCGAAGCGCGTCAGGTCCGGCTTGGGATTGAGCGCCAGCTCGACGCCAACCGTATCGGCGATGATCTGGTCGGTGGCGCCGCGAAGACGTCCCGAATTCTGGATCAGATCCATGGCAAGCCCGGCCGCCCGCCACCAGATCCGCCGAACCTCGTCGCGATGCTCGCGCAGCGAAGCCGGCCGGGACGCGATCACACCCGAAGGCGTATCGCGCAGATAGGCGGCGGTGGGACGGCCTGTCCGGGGAACCCCGACCGCCTTGACCCTGACCCTCTGCTTTTCCGTCATTTGCGCTTTGCCCACCGGTTCTTCTTCGCCTTCTCAGGCGGTTTTTTCTCTGTTGCCTCACGGCGCTCCTGGATCGGCGCCGCGGCTGTCTCTCTCGCCATGACCATCTGGCTTGTGCTCGACAGCAGGTCTGTGACCGTCGACGGCTCCAGCTTCGCCCGAAGCGCCGCCCATTGGCTCTTGGTGAGCCGTGACAGGCCGAGATGTTCCGCCATGGCCATCGCGTAGATGCGGCAGTCGAGGAAGTGGTTGTGCTCGCGCCTGAGCGCCCATTCCTCGTGAAGCTTTCCCTTCGTCAGCTTCTGGTGGAAATATTCCGCCGTCAGCTGCTGGAAGAATTCCTCGCCAAGATCCATGTGGAAATGGCAGTAACCCGGCGGGTCCGAAGCCTCCCCCGATCGCAGACCAACCTTGTGCAGGTTGCCGTATAGTTCGGCCTTCAGCGACCACGTCCCGACATTCCAGTTCATTGCCGAGCCGAAGCGCTTGCGTTTGCCGCGCTTGGTGACGGACTTCCTGACCGGCGCGCTGATGGCCGGTATGCCGCGACCAGGCTGACCCTTGAGCGCGTATGTGTCCGGTCGACGACGGCAGAATTCCAGCACCTGGTTCGTGCGGTAACCGCTATCGACGCCCAGCGCCTCGATCTTGCGCAGCACACCGAAGGCGTCCGGGAATTCCTGCGAGCAGTACTCGTCGAGCAGCCGAAACGCGCCGGCTTGCGGATTGTCGGTCGGCCCTTCGAAGAACTCGGCGAAGACGTTCCAGCTTTGCCGGTCGTCGCCGAACACGACACCCTCGCAATAGATCCCGTAGGACTGCACGTCGGCGCCAGCGACGAAAATCAGGCCGCCGGACGGGATTGTTCCCCCCGGATAGTTCTCGCGCCGCTCCATGAGGCGCTGATGGTCCGGCGCATTGCCCTTCATCTGGTAGGGCAGCGCCAGCACCAGGTTGTGATAGTCCTTGGCCCCCGCCTCGCCCTTTGCCTCATAGCTGATCTTGTCCTCGGCGATCGCCTCGTAGGACATCATCAGCGACATGAACGCATCGACGTGGAAGCCCGGATGGCGGTCAGGTCCCGTCAGCGACGGTATGTAGCGGCCCGCCCGGACGGCCTGCACCCGTTCCATCTCCGAAATGTGATGCGAGCACTTGATGCAGGCCATCACCGTCTTGTGCGGGTGGCCGCGATCAATGAGCAGATTCGCATCGACCTGAACCTGTTCGGTCCGGCATTCAGGGCACGCTATGTGCCAGAACCGTTGGTCGGAACGGCGAAAGGACCGGTCGATTCGGCAATGGCCAGGGCCCTCGCCGAGGGCATCGCCGCTGTCGAGCTCGGGCGTCGAAAGCTCGAGGATCTTGTAGCTCTTCTGCCGGCGGAATGCCGTGAAGCGGCCGAAGAAGAGGTTCTCCGGATCCGCACCGTTCGGCAGCAACTGCCATTTGGACACCTCGTCCTTGACGCCGTATCGCGTCGTCTTGGCCGAAAGATCCATGACCGTGTTGGCGTTGGCGAGGTAGATCGCCCCGCCCGGGAATTTCTTCTCGTAGGTCGTCGAGCCGACACCGGAACGGCTGGTCGTCGGGAAGATGATCTGCTTCCCGGTCTTGCGCTGCCACTCGTCTATGAGCGGCTGCAGCTTGCCGGAGTTGATGTCCTGCAACGCGTCGATGCCCGGAACGCCATAGAGCGCGTTGTCGGGGCAGTTCTCGGCGATGTAGATCATCCAGGCCAGCGCTAGGATGGACACACCCGTCTGCTGGGCCTTGCGCACCGAGACCAGGTTGCATGAATGCTCCTGGCTAAGGCACTGCGCAATCTCGACCAGATACGGCGCATCCTCGGCCGACCACAGCTCTCCCTTCTTCGGCCCGTCGACCAGGACGATGTCCGTCGCCAGCCATCGATCGAACGGAACGGGCGGTTGCGGCCGGATCGCCGTCGACAGCACCGAGGCCGCAAGCCTCAGCGCGCCGGGATGGATGGTCACGCGTCCTCGTCCTCGATCAGTGGATCGTTCTCAGGCGCCGCATCGGCCAGCTCGGCCAGCTTGTCGGCCATCTGGTTGCCGATCTCGAAAGCAATCTGCCGCAACAGGACGCGCACGCCGTGCACACCTTCCTTCGAAACGGCGAGCGCAATGTCATCGGCCCGGTTTGGCAGGCGCCGAATGATAGACAAAAGCTCGGCGCCGATGGCGCGGTGGCCGTCCTCCAGCCGATCGCGGCGCACCAGCTGCCCGCACTCCTCCTGGTGTCGGATCTTCTCGCGGCCAACCTTCAGCCATTCCGACTGGCGCCTGGCCTCGTCGAAGCTGTCGCTCGGGTTGATCGGAGGCACGGACGCCGCCGGAACGATCGGCCGGATTGGAGCGCTCGCCTTGGCCGGGTTCACGAACCGTTGGCGATAGTGGTCATAGTGCGCCAGCGAGACCTTCATGACCTGCCCCTGCCCCCCGCGCTCGACGGGCGTTTCGGGCCGATCCTCGATCAGCTTTTTAACGGTCTTGGACACCGCCGGCTTGGAAACGCCGTCTCTCGCAGCAATCTGCGAGATCGACCACATCACATCCGTCATCCGTTAACCCGACTGTTAACCCCCGCGTTAACCCCGTTAACCCCGTTAACCCAATTTTTTGACCCGTTTGTCTGCCCAGATATCGGGAGCAACTCCGCCCGCAGGGGGTGGGGTCCGTGTACGGTCCCTTGACCAGGGGGGGGTGGGTCAGTCGAAGAAGCCGGGGACCAATGCCCCGATCTCGTGGATCGTGCGCTTCGGCAGTTCGGTCGACACGGTTTCGGTGAAGGCCTTGGCCGATGCGCCCGATATCATCTCGGCCGGGATGATGACGCCCGAGTCCTGCAACTCCACGGGCCCACTCCACTTGTTGCCGAGTGGTAGATAGACGTGGCCATTCAGGCCCTTTGCCGTCACGCGGTTGGGGAAGCGGCCACCCTTCATGAAGGCCTGGTTGTAAAGCCTGCGAACGCCAAATGGTGAGGCCGTGACGCCAGCCCGCGTTTCGCGCGCCTTGAAGTATTTGAGCGAGATATCGCCGCCGGATGCGCGGATCGTGTAGGAAAGGCTGGCATCCGTGCTGACCGAAACCGGCCCGCCGACGAACTCCTGCCGCGATCCATAGGCCCGATCTGTCTTGAGCGCCTTGCGGATCACCCCATAAGGCAGGCCCGTCTGCTTCGACAGCACCCGGGCAACCTGTGTCCGCGCCTTGTCGCCCGTGTGATTGACCGCGCGCTGCAGGACCAGCATCTTTTCCGGGCCATCGAGCCGCTTCATGGCGTTCTCGACACGAAGCATTCCCGCGACGTCCTGCCATTTGATGGTCAGATCGGCCATGGCATAAGCCCCACAAACGCGAAACCCGCCGGGCTTTCGCCGAGCGGGTTTTTCGAACCTTTTTCACTGTGCTCAATCTATGTCAACCAACCGTCGCAGATCAAGAGGCGGAATGCGGCATGTTTATTTTGCCGTTTCAATGTCTTAGGCGGAAAATGCTCGCCGCGCCGACCATCGCCATGGATGGCGATCCGGATAAAACGGCGCGATCCGGTGCGATTCGAGCCGCCCTTCGAGCCGTTCGGCCATGTCGGCCAGCGCATCCTGCCACAGCTCCCAATCCAGCCGCGATAAGATCGCCCCACGGATCGAGGACGACAGTTCGAACTTGCGATAGGCGCCCCGCTTCGGCCGGCGCTTCACCCGGTCGAGGCCATCCGCCTCGAACTCATAGACCCGCCCGAAGGTGTCGCGCGTCTTCT